TCCGGCGTGGCGAACTTCCGTCATGTCTTGGTCGAGATGGATGAGAAGACGAAGGACGAGCAATGGACAGCGTTGAAAGAGTCGAAGCTCCCGCTATCTGTCGTCATAGATTCCGGCGGTAAGAGTCTGCATGGCTGGGTGCGCGTTGAAGCGGCCAATAGAGAGGAGTGGAACGAGCGCCGCGACGTCGTCTATCGCTACCTCGAAAGCATCGGCATCGATCCAAAGAACAAGAACGCGAGCCGGTTCAGCCGTCTGGCCGGTGTAATGCGCGATGGCAAGGAGCAGAAGCTCTTAGCCGTCAATGTGGGCGCAGTGAACTGGGAAGCGTTCAAGGACGACATGGACGCGCAGGACATGCCAATGGAGTTCTCGATAGATGCCATCATCGAGTACGATCCGCAGAACGATCCTGACAATTTGATCGGTGATAGGTGGGTTCGGCGCGGATCTTCGCTTCTCTTTGTGGGGCAAAGTGGATGCGGCAAAAGCTCGATGGCCGCGTATCAGGGTCTGAAGTGGGCATCCGGCGAAGCTTGGTTTGGCGTAAAGCCTGTCCGTGCGCTAAAAGTAGCTTACATTCAGGCGGAAAACGACATCGCCGATCAGCATGATGCGCTCAAGGGCGCTGCTCAGATGACCTTCGGAAAGGAGAACTGGGAGCGAGGTCTTCGCAGTGCGAACATGTTATTCTTCCGCGAGACGGTGAGAACTGGTTCCGACTTCGCGACGATGCTCCGCCGCCTCGTTCGCAAGACTAAGGTCGATGTGGTTTATATCGATCCACTGCTCTCCTACATGGGCGGCAATCCATCGGATATCGAGGTCTGCGCGAACTTTACGCGACACTTGCTCCAGCCAATTATGATGGAGACAGGCGTAGTCCTGATTCTCGTCCATCACTTTCCAAAGCCCAAAGGTCGAGACGACAAGCCGGAGAGCGTGGCAGAGATGGCCTACTCAGGATTCGGATCGTCGGACTTAACGAACTGGGCCAGAGAGGTGATTGTGATGAAGGAAGTTGGTTTCAATCAACCTCGACAATTTATGCTCGGAATGGCGAAGCGAGCGGATCGTTCCGGCATGACGGACAAGGAAGGAAAAGTCACCGGATCGATTATGATCCAGCGTGGTACGGGCGGCGACATCTCATGGAACTACGCAGATCCACAGAAGTTCGTCGTCGATAAGGAGTCGGCCAAGAAGCCGTACGTCAAAGGACGCTACCCTAAGCGTTAGACTGGCGCTCAGCGCGGCGACGACCTTTCGCGGCGAGCGATTGGAACTTCGCCTTGCCGAGCTTCTTGCGACCAATGTAGGCCGCAAGAGCGCGAGGATCTTTGACACCCTTCTTCTCAAGAGAGCCGATAAGCTTCTCGTAACGTCCGCCACCGCCAAGTTTCATCTTGTCCATAAATTCAAATAGGGTTTGAGGTTAAAACCGACAGAACAATCGCCAGAACCCAAGCGGCGCAGCTCCAATATTTAGGCGTCGTCTTGTCCTTCGCCTCCGCGCAGTTATGCCGCGCACGGAAATTCTTTCGACGCTCAGGATTCGACTTCTTGATCGTCATGTCAGGATCGCCGAAGCGAACGATGACAACCTTGTTCGCCGGATTCTTAACGTACACCGCGCTCTTCTTCCGCTCACCCGGCGTGTAGAAGGGTTTGTTCAGCGTCACCTTCTTACCCTGATAGGTGTTACCCTTTTTGGAGAGGGAGGTTTTCATTGTTCAAGGTTTTGAAGTTCGTCGATGTCGGGTGATTCATCACCTTCATTGGCGGCAACTGCCTGAGCAGTTCCACGGAGAACAGCGTTCAGTTCATCCTTTGACAATCGACCGATTGGCTTCATCGCAAGCTCTCTCAACTGAGGTGTCGAAAGAAGGTATGAAGCAATCTTGTATTTTACGCGAGGAGCCAACTTAACCATCTGGGCCGCTTGATTCGCAGTTCCAATAGGACCAACCCGAGCGACGCCACCAACCGCCGCGCCAACCGCCGCTCCAGTAGTTCTGGCCATCACCTCCACAAGAGGATCGTTCGATGCGATTGGAGTCTTTAGGTTTTCGAGTTTTGAAACATTGTCCAAGACTGCCTTGAGTTTAGAAACCTTTCCTCCCCCAAGTATTGCATCAGCGTAATTTCGAACATCACTCGCTTTTCCGACAATCGACTCCCCAGCAAGTTCAGACGCCAACTGCTTTGAATTTAGAACGCCCGATGTGGTGTACTTTTCGATCAAATCATTGACGTATTGAAACTGAAGCTGCTGAACCAGCATTGGACTTTCGCGTCCAATCATGTCAAGGGCAGCTCGGCTTTGCTCTGGCGTGTATGAACCATCTACAATTCCGCCGATGAACTTTTTCGGATTCTGAGAAACAATGTCAGTCACATCGCTTGACGATGCTTTCTTCAACGCCCCAAGAATCGTTCCACGAAACTGCTTATCCCTTTCTCCGGCAGCTTTTATGGCGTCTGCAATAGTCTTTTGAATCTCTGGAGCTTTTGAGCCAAGCGCATCAGAAAGAATATTTGCATCTACAGTAAGGCTTGAAACCACCTTGTTAGGATCAAGCCCAGCCAGAGCGGATTGACGTTTTGCCAAGCCAGCAATTTGCTTCGCGTTCGGAAAGAATTGATTTTGGAGTTCAGGCGCAAGCCCATTGATGTAGTTGACGACTTTGGAAACTGAAATCTCCCCAGTAACTGGATCAAGACCAGACTTTGCGGCCTGATTGAACAGATATTCTTTCGCGGTAGAATCGATTGCAGCAGCGTCTTCTGGTCTAGCCGCACTCTTGATTGACTCCAGAAAAGTCGGAGCATCGGCAGACTCTAATTTGCTGGCGATTGAAGCAGGTCCAGCACCACCTTCTGCGCCGACATCTTTTATCAGCGACTGGATCTGACGACCAACAAACTTGTCCACGTTTTCGCGGTGGAACTTGTTGGCCAAATCAAGCTGGCCTCGAAGTGTTCCGGTTGGAAGATTTTGAATTCCATTGTCAATATCGCGAGTGATTGCTCCGTAAAGTTCGATCTTAGACCTATCCGAAAGACCGGGTAGAATGTCACTTTTTCCAATAGAATCGCCAATCTGAGTGCGATATCGACGCAGCGCATCAAGCGACTGGTCTTCAGTCATATTGCCGATGGCAGCAACAAACTCTCGCGTACCTTTGGGATAGGTTGAAGGAATGCCGCGAGTGGCCAAAACTTCATCTGTCGGAACCTGAAATCCAAACTGATCGACAAGTCCACCAGCTTGCTCCGGTGTTCCTTTAAACATCTGAACCGCCTGAGCGTCGATGTTATTGGCCCACTCAGACATGCTTGGAGTTTTTACGATCAGCTTTTGATACGCAGGGTTATTCCGAAGCGTATTAAAATTCTTTGTGTCAGTTTGCTTGAAGAAATCGTATCCAGCCTGTTGAAGTTCTCGGAACTTGTTTCCAAGAAACGACGGCGTTGACGCAGTGCCAGGAATCAGTGCATTGGCTGAGTTCTGAACATCGATCAAACCTTTGTCGATTGAAGGCTTCAACTGCGCCGAAAGCGTTCCGATTGCATCTTCATAAGGTTTTGAAACGGCACCAAGTCGCCTTCTCAAGATATCAACAGCACTCTTCGCCAGCTCGTCAGTTGTGATTCCCGTGTTTTTTCCGCCAAGCTCGGTGGCGTTCAGGACGATCAGCCTCTTAAGGCTTTCCATGTGTTGAGGTGTAACCTCTGCACCAACTGGGGCGTTCTTGATTGCCTCAGCAAGCCCCGGCTCGCCAATCGCCTCAGCAACACCAAGTGGAACTCTTACGCCTGTGGAAGACTCAATGATGTCGCGAAGCTGAGTAGTCTCTAGCGAACCAACTCTCGGCGAATATCTTGGCCGGAAGAATGTCGCCATCGCACCTTTGAATCCTTCTCCAGTGAGAAATTCTTTTGCAGCGATTGCTGGCTTTACGAACGCTCTTCCAGTTTCAGTAAGAAGTGGGCCGCCGATTGCTCCTACAGCAGTTTCTCTTAATCCAGTTTTTGCCGCCTCACCATACTCCCCTCGAAGTAGTTCTGGGATAGCTTGAAACGCTCCAGCCGTTGCTCCCGCTGTTCCACCTACAGCTCCACCGGCAAGCAACCTTGTTCCTAGTGTTCCAGTTGTTGCAGCGGCAGTTAAAGCCTCTGGAAGAAATGCAGGAGCAATGGCACTACCAACCAATCCAGCAGAAATTGCTAACTGTTCAGCAGCCCTTTTCTTTTCCTCCTCCGAGGTTGCAACACTAGGGGGAGCAGTCATAACACCGGGACGCTGAAAATATGGCGTTACATATTGGCCAGCCTCCCCTTGGACAGCTTTTTGTTCGCCGATTTTACCAGCGTCATTAACAGCCGCTTGAAGCTGCTGCGGAGAGCCAGCTTGAAACATGCTCGCGTAAGGATCAGGTCCGGTCCTTTGCGGAACCTGATACTGGGCAGACATCGCAGACACTTCCTGAGCAGGTTGCGCTATAGCCGGTTGAGCGGGTTGCTCTTCGGTGTAAAACTCTTCCTCAGTAATTTCCGTAGATGGCATGTTATTGCTTTCGGTAGAACTTGTTTCCGACCTTGTACTTGGTTCCAGATGGAACCGCTCTTTCAGCCTCTTCAACCGAATTGAAAACAGGAGGCTGCTTCATCGCCGAAAAAACATCAGTAACCTGAACTTGAGACTGAGGCTGTCCTCCCGGCTCTTGCTGTTTGGTGTCAATTTTTAAAACCTCTTGCTCTCCGATAATGCCAAGCGGAGACTTCATGCGGTCTTTCGCGTTTTGGAACAGCGATTTAAGCTCACCCAAGCTTTGCTTAACTTGCTCTGGGCTTGAGGTAAGATAGCTGGTCTTAATCAACTCTTCAGCCCTTCTTGCGTCTGCATCGGTAAGACGACCTTGCTCAGACAGCAGTCCACGGGCAACAAGCGGAGTTAAAGATCCAAGCTGTTGGCTGATCCTGATTTGCTCAGGATTCAGTCCTCCTCCAAATTTCGGAACAAGCGGGATTTTCTGGCCGACACTTCTCAAAGCGCCACCAACACTAAACGCTTTGTCCACATCTGACGGCTTGATGCTTTCAATCAGATCAATTGCCGTGTTGGCCGATTTGATTCCATTGAACAACTGGGTCTGGACTTGCTGCGGAAGCGCCTTCTTGAACTCAAATTCTCCCGAAGGACCGACAATAATGTCCTGACCGCTCTTAGTTGCAGCAGCTTTCAGAATCTGGAACTTGGCGTCCTTTTGGTCTTCAGCAGATTGCTGCCAATCAGCAAGTGCAGCGGTCAATGGAGACTTTTGCGCTTGTTTTGCGCGCATTGTCTGAATTGCTTGAAGTTCAATTTCAGGGGCAAGTCCAAGCGCCCTAATTGAATCTTCACTTGCAAGACCTGCAACCGAAGAAATTTTAGCGGCCTTTCCGAGCTGCTCTTCTTCCGTGCGCTTTTTAGCAATTAACGCATCATCAATGACGTACTTTCCATCGGCGGTGCGCGTTAATGCGTTGTATTTTCTGGCTTCAGCAATTCTGGACCTTTCAAGCTCATCGGTAAAAGCAGCAAGCTTCGTCTGCTCTTTGATAAGTTTTGCGCGAGCAGAATATGGCTCCAAACCGTTGATTATTTGAGTCGCCTGCTGGTTGAACTGTTTTGACCTAAATCTAGGAAGAGCTGGCATCGCGCCATTTTCAGTGGCGTTGTTCAAAAAATCAGACACCTGCTGATTGAAGTTCTGAAAAGCGTCGTATTCCAGATTCTGCGCCTCCGACTCTGCAAGCGCATCAGCATACGCCTTCGACTGAATTTTATTCTGAAGATCCGACTGACGCTGTTGCATGACCTGTTGAGCCGTCTGCACCTGCAATTGCTCCATCATCCGCTTCTGCGTCTGTGCGCGGTCGTAGAGGCTTGCGCCTAGCTGAAATGCTTCGAGAGATTGGTCGGCCATAAATTAAGGTCTGTAGTTTGAGGAGCCGTACTCCGGGAATAGACTCGTAGAAAGCGGTGTGATATCCGACCTCGTCGGAGTCGGCGCGTAGAGATTCGGATAAATCTCAGAATCGTTCTGAGGATTGTACGATGGTGGTCGATACGCTCCCGGTTGCTGCTGCATCAATCCTTGATACATCCCATATTGAGACAGAGCGCCTCCAGCAATCCCTCCAAAATTAGTGAACGCGGTTTGAGCCGATTGCTGCATCGGAGACGGAGCGGCAGCAACCTGAGCGGCAGTCAAATCACGTCCGTACATGGCCGACTGTTGTTGCTGAATGGCTCCAATGCGCTGGGCAGGCGTAATGAACATGCTGCTGATTGAGAACGGCTGTGCCATGCCCATCGTACGCTGTTGCTGGATAAAGCTCTGCGCTTGAGCAAGACCTTGATTCTGAATCTGCATCGCTGTCAGACCAAAGTCGCGAGCGAGCAAATTTGTTCGAATGCCTTCTGACTCTTTGAATCCTCCACCAACCGCCCGACCAGCGACAGCTCGTTGAAGCTGCGATTGAACATCTTGATCAACCTCGCCACGCAATCTTGAGCCAATAGTCTTTCCAGCCTGAGCAATAAGCTGATCGTAACCGGGAATCGCACGACGAAGCTGCGCCTCAAGCTGTGACTGCTCGGCAGCGGTCGTCTTGGTGGCCAAATCAGTTGCAGATTCAAGCGATGCGATATTCTGTTGAATCGCCTGCCGCTGCTCTCCCGCAAAATCAATCGGCTTTAGCTCAGGCACCTTGGGCTTCTTGCCACCAAAAAGTCCGCCGAGCAGGCTTCCCGCTGCCGAGATTCCTGCTCCACCTAAAATTGCCGCTCCAAGTCCTATTGCCATAAATTATTCTTTTTGGTTCAGAACCATTGCGAGAATCCACCGCCGTTTAATCCGACGCCGACCATTCGGATCGTTGCGACTGCGTCCCCAAGGTATTGCATCGTTTGCTCCTGAACAGCTTGAACTGCTTTGGCTTCGTAGGCCACTGCTTCCTGAATCAAATCGTTCTCCTCCTTGCGAATCGCCATAACCATCAGCTTGATGGCATCGGGACTCGGAGGAATGAGGTAGTCATTGACGCTCGTCGCGTTGATATGGCGCATCTTCGCCATGACCGTCACCGGCTTATCCTCGTCGTTGTTGCAACGATCCGTCAGATAACTGCGGCGGTACTGCGGCAAAGTTTCATCAGGGTCGTAAACTGCCAGATCAAGCTCCAGCAAGGTCGTCGCATTGTACTCGTACAACCGGCTTACCGTGTTGGTTGCCTGACGAATGACGCCGGTCAACGATATGAACTTCTTGGTCGATTGAACGTACGGCAACGCGAGGGTTAGCTGCTCGCCGTCGATCCATACGCCACCAGACAGCGTGCGAATCCATTGCCCGTTCTGATCGACACCTTGCAGGGTGATGGTCTTGCCAACGTCAGAAGCGTCGCCGGGATAGACTCGGATGAAGCTATTCGTCTCGCCGGACATGTCGCGGTAAGAAACCACGGTGCCACGATCCACAAGCTGCTTGCCGACGCACCCGCCATTGTTCTCTCCAAGCAATCCGTATCCGCTTTCCTGAAACTCGAACCATTGATTGCGAACCGTTCCAACGCCGCAGCAATCAGCGACGGACTCGATGGTTTC